AAAGATTTTACAAGAGGCAGCAAAAGAATGGGGTATCAATCCCAAGTCAGAAATGTGGAGACTGCCGGCGCCATTGGTTGGTGAGTATGCAGAACAAGACGCAGTTGTAACGTTAAAGTTATGGCATGCACTACAGCACGAAATATCTAAACAAGATTTGTGGGATGTATTTAATTTAGAAACAAATTTATTTCCATGTCTGGTTGACATGAAGTTTAAAGGTGTACGCGTTGACGTTGCAAAAGCAGAAGCTACAAAGGCACAACTGGTTGATGCAGAAAAAGAAATGCACCGCGATATAAAAAAGATAGCAGGTTTTGATGTAGAGATATGGGCCGCAGCTTCTATTGCAAAAGCATTTGACATAGTCAAGCTACCGTACGATCGCACAGAAAAAGGTGCTCCATCATTTACAAAAAATTTCCTGGCGACTCACCCTGCTGAGTTACCAAAACTAATTAATCAAGCTCGAGAGATTAACAAAGCCAACACTACGTTTATTGATACGATATTAAAACACAATCATAAAGGACGTATACACTCAGATATCAATCAAATTCGTAGTGATGACGGCGGTACAGTGACAGGACGATTTAGTTATTCTAACCCGAACCTGCAGCAAATACCGGCACGACACAAGGAACTCGGACCGTTGATTCGGTCACTATTTATACCAGAAGAGGGCCACAAGTGGGGCTGCTTTGACTACAGTCAGCAAGAACCACGTATTGTTGTGCACTTTGCATCTCTGTTAAAGCTAGAAGGAACACAAACTATTGTCGACGGCTACAATTCAGGCGACGCTGACTTTCATCAGATGATCGCGGACATGGCCGGCATCGAACGTAAGCAAGCAAAAACTATTAACTTAGGATTAATGTATGGCATGGGCAAAAACAAGCTGATGGCTGAGTTAGGACTTCTCAAAGAAGCTGCTGAGAAACTAATCAAGACCTATAATCAGAAAGCACCGTTTGTACGTATGTTGTCAGATGCGGTCTCGAGGCGCGCAGATGACAGCGGTAAGATACGCACGATCGGTGGTCGCCTATGTCATTTTGATCTTTGGGAACCACACGGGTTCGGTATTAAGAAACCACTACCCCACGCTGATGCGTTAAGGGAGCACGGACCGGGGATTAAGAGAGCATTTACATACAAAGCATTAAACAAACTAATACAAGGATCAGCGGCTGACATGACAAAGATGGCTATGCTGGCCTTATACCGAGAAGGAGTTATACCTCATGTACAAATTCATGACGAACTTGACATATCCATTGCATCATTGGAGGATGCAGATAAGATCATTAGAATTATGGAAGAAGCTGTGGAACTGCAAGTTCCAAACAAAGTAGATTATGAAGAAGGGAGTTGTTGGGGTGACATACACTGAAGAATCACCAGCAGAGATAACGCTGGGCATTTGTGATAATTGCGATAACTACGTGCCGTTTATTCGTATACCAAAAGGCGAACGACGCATTTACGAATGTTTAACATGCCATCACAAGTTTGAACAAAAAGTAAATGGTAAGGTTGTATTTAAAAAACTCGACGAGACGTACAGGATAGTTGTATGAAGTGTTGGAGCTGCAACCACGAATTAATATGGGGAGGTGACCACGACACAGAATGGGAAGACAACGATGAAGAGCAACATATGATCATGACAAACTTATCATGTCCTAACTGTACAGCGGTTGTAATTGTCTATCATGGAAACAAGTAAACAACAAAAAGGTATTCGTGCCGAGCTGTTAGCGGCCATAGACTTTCTAGGAAAGCCAAATACACATGTTTATTATGATCTAGGTGGCAAGGGTCCAGCGGACCTGGTTGTCGTGAATAGTGCGACGGGGACCGTGGATTTGTATGATGTCAAGATGAAAAGCTATCGTATGATGAAGGGTAAGATGAGATTGATAAACAGAGTCAAAAACAAATCAGCAAAGAATTTAGATGTTAAAGTTTTATATGTGTAGAATGTCGGATGCCAAAAAACACCCGACATATGAAGGTGAGAAGATAGTTACTAAAATAAATTAAAATAAACTCTTGTCAAATATTATATTTACACTATATAATCCCATAGAATAATACAACAAGGAGAAAGAAACATGCCAGATACAAGCAGTTTTAAATCAGTGTCGGTCTCTGTGACTACACATAACCAACTGAAAACATTAGCAGAAAACCGTTTTGAGGTTCCTGTTAGTATACAGAAAGTCATAGACTTTTTGTTAGAGAAAGAATTAAAAAAGAAAAATGGTAAAACTCGTTGAGACAATATGCCCGCGCTGTAATGGCAACGGCTATATTGTTGTCCAAAAAGAGGATGTAGATTGTCCTATGTGTGAAGAAGAATTTATGCACTTGGGCGGTAAAGTGACGACTCACAATGGCTATGTAATGCTGCCGATAGAGCAGACACGCAAGAACGTTGAGGGTGGTCGTGAGTCAATAGTAAAATGGTCAAGGGAAACTTTGCCAGAAAAGGGCCAATAATGGACCCGGAACAGGAGTACGGATGGTAGGAATGTTAATGCAAAAAAGAATATCTAATATAGAATGGGTCATGACGCGTTGTAACCCGGAGTTTAAAAAGGTCTGGGAGCGCAAACTAAAACAACTCATAAACAGAAGGGTGGAGATGGCTTATGAAAGAATGGTTGAAAACGCTCGAAGCGTACATTAGTTTTTCTATACTTGGGTTCACTATTTTTATTTGTCTAATAGTTATAGTTGTAAATTGTAAATATATCATTAAACTAGAAAGCACTATTGACACAATGTGGCACGAGATAGAACAGGTGAAGGAGACGAATATCGACTTGTATCAATTTATCGAGGAACACAAAAATGACTTTGATTAAGGAAAACAATAAGGTGAGAAAAGAAATCCCTAACAGGATGATGAGTGCAACTTTCGCTTTACCAATCGATGGTAGACGGGTTGTCGGCATTGTTAACTACACAGCAACTGACTCTGGGTTAATGCCTCTTGCCTTTTGGATAAAACTCAAACCAACAGACTCTTATTTAGATAGAGAACTACGCGCAAGCGGCAAACTTATATCTAGGTGTCTGCAACATGGTGAGTCGTTGAAAGAACTAGTCGACACACTATCACAAGATAATGTGATTGGTCAGATGGCAAACTATCTGCACAAGAACATGGAAGAAATTATTATGGGCAAGCAGCCGGAAAAGAAACAACGAGAGTTGTCTACAGATCCGTATGCAATGAAGGAATAATATGGCAAAAGACGGCAAACACTATCCATCTAAAAAATTTAAAGACAACTTTGATGAAATATTTAGACCAGCACATTTAACAGATGCTGATGTTGAATACATTAAGGAACACACTGAACGAGTGTTCAATCTTAAACAAGTGCGTGACGATAAGATAAAACAAATGGAACGCAAAAACGAGAAAGATCTAGAGCAATGTCTGACGAAATAGAAATAGAATGGATACCAGAAGATACGGGAGCACCGTACGAGGTAGACATGACAAGAGTTGAAATAGATACACCAGCACATATTATAGATAAGTGGTGTAAAAAGAAGTATGGACACACAAATTGGGCGCGTATGGGGGTAATGTCGCCTGAAGAATTACTAGGTAATCCCCACGATTTTGATTTTGACGAGGGGATAATATATTTTAAGAATGCTCATTTGGTATGAGGCAGGTTCATAAGTATGACTATCCTACTTCTACAAGAGCTAGTATTAAAGGTCTTAGACACTATTCTCTTGCAGGCGATATTCACGGACAGCGCCTACCATCGGTCACGACGGTTCTTGGCCAAACTCAGCCAAAAGATAAAGCAGATTCTCTTCAACGATGGCGAGATAAAGTAGGTCACGAAGAGGCCAGGCGTATTACACAAGAAGCCGCGGCGCGCGGTACGTCTATGCATTTGTACTTGGAGAAGTATTGTCTAGGCGAAGGGTACCTGGATTTAACGGACGTTGGTAACACAGCCAAGCATATGGCAGAAAAGATCGTGGACCGCGGGATTGATAACAGACTTACAGAGATATACGGGAATGAGGCTACGCTTTATTATCCAGGATTATACGCAGGGTCAGTCGATTTAGTTGGACAACACGACGGATCTATGGCTATCATCGACTTCAAGCAGACAAATAAACCAAAACAACGAGAGTGGATTGGCGATTATTTTCTGCAGATGGCGGCGTATGGCATGGCTCATGATGCAGTTTACGGTACAACAATTGAGAAAGGGGTGATTTTGATGTGCTCAAAGGACCTTTACTATCAGGAGTTTACGATAGAAGGCGAGGAGTACAGGCAAGCTAAACATGACTTCCTACGTCGCCTCGACCAATTTTATAAGGAGAACGGATAGTGTATTTTGTAATTACAATATATTTACTAGTAGCGGGGACCGACGAAGCAATATTAAAAGAGTACACAGCAAAGTCTTTCAGGGATACTTGGCAATGTCATAGTTTTATACATAGAAACAAAATGGAGCTATTGACACCACATATAATTAAATACGCGGATAAGTTAAAAAGTTGGGAAATGTTCTGTGAGTCAAGATATTTAAAGGATTTGGAAGAAGCATGATAGGCTGTGCTATAGTGAAGATTAGACCCAACGATGTTTATTTTGTACGAACTTGCAGAACAGGCGGTAGTGGTGGTAATTGAGGTAAATGTATGATATTATTAAGGAAACAGTCTACCACAGGGTCTTTTTGCAACGGTAGAGGCGGTAGAGTAGATCAATTTTTGGCAGTTTTACGTTCTAACCCGTGTGAGAGGGGTAGTTGTGTCAAATTTCTGACACTAGGGGGTCAAATCCCTACTATATAGGAGAATAGAATGATTAGAAAAAAACAAACACTAACAGAAGCACACGAGGTACCAGCAAACGGCAGGCCTACTGAAGTTAAGGTTGGTTATAGAACTATAAAGATCAAGTATGTAAATCCTAGTTTTGTATTGGACGACATGACAGACAGCTACGGTGAGTACCGGGCTAGAGAAGGTGTTATCTATATACAAGATGCGTTAGTAGGACAAGAGCGCTGCAATACTACGTGGCATGAAATTCTACATGCGGTGGTGTATATATCTAGTCTTAACCAAGCAAACGGCCCACTTAAAGAAGATGATGCAGAAGAATTAACTGTAAATACTATCAGTAATTTTATGATGGGCGTGTATAGAGACAATCCTTGGCTGCTAGACATGCTTAAAAAACATTTAAATGAAATCGATAACTGAAGATATACTTGATTGGTCTAAAAACTACATAGAACAACCAAGTGAAGCCTTGGGCAACGTTCCTGTATGCCCGTATGCAAAGAAAGCTAGAGAAACCAAGGCACTAAAGATACTGGAAGTAACAGACCACAAGAAACTTATAGATAGTATTGTAGAAGGCACAGAACTTATTAAAAATCCTGGCACAGACATAGTAATTGTAGGTTGCAGCGACATAGAAATTACAGTTGATGAACTGAATGCTACAATACATGCTTACAATGTAATATTTGTGCCTCAAGATATATACCTGATGGCATCTCACCCCTACGACGATGAGGAGGACGAGCCAGTAGAGTTTTTAGAGACCGGTGACTGGGAGCCAGATAATGAGTTCTTAATGGTGCTAATACAAAATTTTGATAAACTAGAAAAGTCTAGTGACATGATGAATAAAAAAGGATATTATTCGGCATGGCCCAGTGACTATTACAAGGGCACAGTTTTAAAACGACAATCTTATAGGAGATACAGACTATGATGGGCATGAAAAAAAGAATGAAACGCGGAGGTTCAGCTAAAAAGAAAAGATCTAAAAAATTTCCTGACATGTCAGGTGATGGCAAGGTTACTAAAAAAGATATTCTTATTGCTAAGGGTGTAATTAAAAAACCAACTCGTAAAAAAGCTATGGGTGGTGGCATGATGAAGAAGCGTATGAAAAAAGGCGGTTCAACTAGTGACACACATGTAACTAAAGACGGACGTACTGTTAAAAAAGGTTTATACTATTACATGAACAGAGCTAAAAAAAGAGGCACTAGTAAACCTGGTAAAGGTTCAGTAACAGACAAAGCTTTGAAGAGATCAGCTAAGACAGCCAAGAAAAAGTAATGGCTACTAGCAGGGGGAACATACCGAAGACCACAACTGGCAAAGGTGCGAACTATCGCAAAACTAAATCAGGTGCTGGTATGACACGTAAAGGTGTTGCAGCCTATAGACGTGCAAACCCTGGAAGTAAATTAAAAACAGCTGTCACTGGTAAAGTTAAGCCTGGTAGTAAAGCTGCAAAGAGACGTAAGTCTTATTGCGCACGTTCTGCTGGTCAATTAAAAAGATCATCAGCAAAAACAAGAAACGATCCTAATTCTAGAATTAGACAGGCACGTAGAAGATGGAAGTGTTAAATGAAAAGATTAGATGTAGATGAAAACACCTCCGTCTCGATGCCGGTACGTAACTTACTCACTATTATTGGCAGTTTGCTTGTGGGCGCTTGGTTCGCCTTTGGTGTCATTGAAAGACTTAATTCTATAGAGTCAGATTTAAGACTGATGTCTAAAGATTTAGAAGCTGCAAATGCTTTTATTGATTCTGTCCCCAAAGGAGGCATGGTCAGTCCACAGGTGCAAGAGCTTTACATGTTGGTCGAGTACCTTGGCGAGAACGTAGACAAACTAAAAGAACAGATGGAGTCAGAGATACCCATGATACTAAAGAACGACATGGTTATACAATTCCACGAAGAACGATTAATAGACTTGGAAGCTAAACAAAATGGAAAGCATTAAAATTGTATTCGCAATACTGATGATACAGAATGGCTCAACCGTAGAGATGGTGCCGACTGATGGCCTTAGCGACTGTCTCAAACAAAAGCGTTTAATCACCAGAAATATTGGAGAAGATCAAGAAGGTATTTATATGCAATGCAAAGAAGTAAAAGCAGAAGTATACGAAGACATGGGGAGACTAAAAATTGCTAAAATACTTACGGAAGATCCGGAATAAATATATTACCGTAGACAATGCAGTTGATGTAGGAGTTGACGTGGCACTTGTCTTGTTTAACGTTACACCTAGTCCAATATTAATTGTGATGCGGGTGATAAGATGGCTTTTAAATGAATTTGTACTCAATCACATAAAAATATTTATAAAATACGTGTTAAGACTCTTCATAAAAAACTTGTAATCACAAGTAAACTTACTTATATTTACATCTATGGGATTACCCAAACTATTAACTGAACAGCAAAAGAAATTTGCGGAATTATTGGTATACAATGAAGGACGTAAGACACCTACTGAATGTGCTAAAGAAGCAGGCTATGCCGAAGGTTCGTGCCATGTGCGCGCGTCTGAGTTGCGCAATCCAAACAAGTTTCCACTCGTCGTCAAATACATTGGCGAACTCAGATCAGAAATACAGAAGAAGTATGAGGTTAGCTTTGAACGGCACATCACAGAACTCGGTCGTATACGCCAAGAAGCTCTTGCAAAGGGAGCTTTCTCGGCAGCTACAAATGCGGAGGTTGCGCGAGGCAAAGCAGCAGGATTATACATCGAGCAGAAAATAATCAGAACAGGTAAGCTAGAGGACATGTCTATCGAAGACTTGGAAGCTAAGATGAAAAAGATATACCAAGAGAATGAAGTATTGATAAAAGGAGACTACACACTCGTCGATGAGAAAAGCTAAATCATATCAAGAGCACACTCCTGGTCCAAAGAAGCGGACATCAATAGGGAACAGCATACGCTCACGTCCCAAGAATAAACATAAACGCAGAAGCCACAAAAAATACAGAGGTCAAGGCAAAAGGAGATAATATGGATGACACAGATAAATTACAGTTATATTTTGATGAATACATAGGCAACGCCCTTGTTGATAAGAAACTACATTCAGGTCACTTACAATATACAGTTAGCAATTTGTTGACTGTGCTGTCTAACTTTTCAAAGAGCCCCGAAGGTGCAACAGCAAAGGTTATGTTAGTGTTGCCAGATGGTCGTAGTCCATTACAAAAAGAATTTAATATTAGAGAAATCAGACTAGTAGAAAACAAAATGATAGGCGCTGTCGAAAAGTATCGTTGTGTTATTTTGGTTGATTAATTACTTTGAAAGAAGAATCAAAACTTTGGCAAAAAGTTAAAAAGAATACACCTGGAATTAGATGGACACGCGTTGAATCTTGGGCATCTTTTGGCTTTCCTGATCTAGTAGGATACACCGAAAAACAAGGATTCTTTACAGTTGAACTAAAAGTAACGAAAAGTAATAAAGTTGCTCTCTCACCACACCAAATTGGCTTCCATTTAACACATCCCACAGACACCTTCATCTTGGTCCAGCCCCACGGTCAACGATCCGTGATACTTTGTCCAGGATCCATGGTCCAAGAGCTTGCGGACCGTGGCTTGAG